ATTGTTTTACTTCCCATTCTTTTTTAAGTATCAATACATCTTTGTATTCAACTGGTTTTTGTCGCTGCCAATCTTCATATACTTTTTTTCTTTGTGATAGCTCATACTTTAGAGATATGACTTGAATACAATCAAACAATTTGTCTATGTCTTTAGGGTCGCTATTCATCTCATTGAGCAATCTTTTAAGTTTTGAATTAATGTTTTTTAATTTTGTTTTTATTTCTTGTTTTGTCATTTATCTCCCTTTGAGTTTTTTAAATGTTCTTCCCAATGTTCTAATATTTCTTTTCTTAAAACATTTATATCGCTTGGATCATTACAAATATCAGTAATAACATTCGCAACCCACTCATGGTAATCATCACCCAAATAATTCCATGCCATTTGTTTTGTTATCATATATCCCCCTTAAAATATTATAGCACCCAAGATAAAGCTCACTGCTGCTATTACTATTTCTGTTCGATATAGTAAGGACCACCGGCTTAAATCTTGTCGCCAATTTTTAGTTATATAAATATCTTTACCAAATAAAGTTATTCTCATTATTCCCCCTTATATTTGTTTAAATCTTTATCTAATTTTTTTATACAACCCCAACAAAAAACATTATCATCAATGTAAATATTATTTTTATCTTCATATTGATTTATATATTTTTCTTCACATTCAAAATCTGAAGAGTTTAAATACATTCCTTCAGCTTGATCTTCTTTTTCTTCGCCTAAATGAAACATATCTTTACAATACTCGCATTGTCTATATGAAAATGCTTCGTCAGTTAATTGATCTTGTTTTTTTGTAGTTAGTTTATTCCATTCGTTTAGTGTTATCATTCTTCCCCCTCTTCGCTGCCTTCTTCCTGTATCAACTCGCCTTGATGATAACCTTCTTTAATACATTTTGCTATATGTTCTAAATCAGCTTCATTAGGTTTAAAATTTGGATAATCATCTATTGTTAATCGCCACCAACTTTTTTTCATTATTCCCCCCTTTTTTCTTTTAATATTTTTAATATTAGTTTAGCTTTTTGCGGTGTTAGTTCCATTGTATTTGTAGTGTTTCCTAACCCGTCAAATATTTTGACACTAAAACCATAATCAGTTTCTTTTAATCTTTTAAATTGTTCTCTTACATAATTTTCGTATCTATCCATTATTCCCCCTTTTTAGTTTGTTATATGTTCCATAACCGCCAATTAAATTATTGAGTTTCATTGGTGTTATGTTTTTAGGTATTGGCAGCCTATATTTCAACCAATCAAGCCATGTTTGTTTATATTTATAATGTTTTATAATATTAATTTTATACATTAGGCAACCTCTTCAGCTTCATATTGATATGGTTCCGGGTGTTCTGAACACTCTAAAAACATCTGGCAAAGGTGATAAATCACATCATCATTGACACGAATAGAAGCACCATCAAACCAATCCATATACCAGTACTCAATGTAATTAATATTTTTATCGTAGTCAGTGTAAATTCTAAATTCATCACTAGGACCACCCCAAGACATTTGAAACCGCCAATATCCGCACTTTTGATCTTCAAATGTGTTAGCCTCTACAAAATCAAAACATAAGCCAGATTGATTTACATAATCGAAAAAGTTTTCGTAATGTTCATAATCTTCGTTAGGTTTTCTTTTGTCTTCATCTTGTTCAAAATAATCAAAAGCATTTTGATAATCTTTTAACGTATCTTGATATTTTTCATGTACTAGATCAGCACATTTTTTGTTTCTGTCTTTTGTCATTGTTTTTTCCTTTCATTTGTTTTTATAACCTCTCTTTTAATGATATATATACAATCTGTCAAGCATTAAATATAATTATTTTAAATAAAAAAAAGACCCGGAAATATTGTTTTAAATCCGGGTCTAGTTTAGAATTATTATAAATTAGGGTAAGTCTTTAAAGAATTGAATTGCACCGGCTAAAGATATTCCCGCACCAATCCAAAACAATTCATTAGAGTAAATCATTATTATAAATCCACCCATTAAAAGAGCATAACCCAAGCTAAATATTAAAGCTCTCAACATAAGTTATCATTAGCATAATCAGCTAACCTTCTTGAGATACTTTTTAAATCAGCGTTATTTCCTTTTATTAATAATGAAAACATATTTTTAAATGTTTCATCTTCCATTAATAAATCAAATTGTGCCGTTGTTAAATCTTCAACCCTTGCAACAACTGATCTTACTTCGACATTTGATAACATTGTTTATTCCTTTTGTTAGTTTGTTTTATATGTATCATATCTGGATATATATTATAAGTCAAGCATAAAAAAAACCCACCAATAAAATTAATTATTAGTGGGTTAATTTGTTTATTATTAAACTATTCTTGTAATTTGCATATTATCGCAAATAAAATTAACATTTAAAAAATCTTCATCTTCGCTAGATAGTTTTAAATAATCTTTAAATTTAAAATTATCAAAACCATTACCAATTGTTTCAAACAACATATCATCATCATCATCAAATAAATTTGTATCTTTATACTCATTCCATAAAGTTTTATTTGTATGAATTTGTATAGTATCGCCATTATTCCACGAACAAAGATATTTTACATCTTTTGTGTCTTTTAAGTTAATAGATTGTTTCATATTGCCTTTCATTAGTTTGTTTATATTTCAATTTGATAATTATCTTCATCAGTTTCATAAATCCTTAAATTATGAATTTTAAGATATTCAATCATATCTTTTACTGCTTGAAGTCTATTTGATTTACTCGGAATGCCGATATTATTCAAATCAGTTTTATTTAAATCTAAACTTATTCTAATTTGTTTACCGAGTTTATTTAATTGTTTTATTTCTTTTTTGTTTAATGTATTACTCATTTTGTTTTCTCTTTCATTAGTTAGTTTTAATATAAGATATATCCAATTAAGAGAGATGTCAAGATATAAAATATATAAAATAAATAATGAATAAATCATGGTTGATTATTTCACACAACACCGGCTCGGGTTCTCGGGTATAGAAGCGGGTCAAGTCTTTATATATACCTCCCACATTTTGAGTGTTGATAATCATAAATTATCGCTAATTATAAATTACTAGATATTGTGTTTATTTTGTAGCGACACACTAAAAAAAGAAAAAGCAACACCCCCACACCCCCGCAGGAATGGTCGCTGTTATATACGATATATATACATGGGACTGCGGGACACCTTTAGACACACATTGATTATCCTGCTAGATACTATATGTAGTAGGTTATGTGGAATTTTATACAAGATAATTTATATTCAGTTGTATTGGTTGACCACAAAACTAATACCCTAACTATAAAAATATTTGGCTTTGAAGATATGACAAGTGCAGAGCTTGTTGGTCAGATGACTATGAACTTGCTTAACTTTGAATATGACGATGGTAAATATCCTATGCAAAGTACAAGGCTTCATTAAATGTCAAAATTATTAAAAGTAATACCTTTATCACTCAAAGAGGCAAATGAATTTGTAACTAAACATCATAGGCATAATAAAAAATGTGCTGGTCATAAATTTAGTATTGGAGCAGAACATCAAGGAAGAATAGTAGGGGTAGCAATAATTGGAAGACCAGTAGCAAGGAAACTAGATAATAAATATACATTAGAAATAAATAGAAATTGTGTTTTAGATGATGCACCAAAAGGTACTTGTAGTTTTTTATACGCAAAAGCAATAAAAATTTGGCAGAGTATGGGTGGTAAAAAGATAATTACATATACCCTTAACACAGAAAGTGGATCATCTTTGAAAGCTGTTAATTTTATTAAGGAAACAAAAGTAAGAACATTTAGTAAAAATACAGGGTGGACTACAAGGGAAAATAGAGTTTGGCAAAAAATTCAAACAATACCTAGAATAAGATGGAGCAAGGATTTATGCAAATAAAAATACCTTATACGCCTAGAAAATTTCAAAACTACTTACATCAAAGAATTAGAGGCTATCGTTGGTCAGTATTAGTTTGTCATAGAAGATTTGGCAAAACAGTTTGTATGATAAATCATTTACTCATGGCTGCCTTAACTTCTAAAGTAAGTAACCCCCGATATGCCTATATTGCACCCACCTTCAAACAAGCAAAGTCTATAGCTTGGGATTATATAAAACAATTTACTCATAAAATACCCGGAGTAAAATTTAATGAAACTGAACTTCGAGTTGATTTACCGAACAAAGCTCGTATTACTTTGCTAGGCTCTGAAAACTGCGATGGCTTGAGAGGTATATATTTAGATGGCTGCGTAATTGATGAGTATGCTAATGTCAATGATAGATTGTTTCCAGAAATAATTAGACCCGCATTATCAGATAGAAAAGGTTTTTGTATATTTATAGGAACACCGCAAGGTATGAATAATAACTTCTATGAATTATTCCAACACGCAAAGGGAGCAGATGATTGGTTTTACTTCAAAGCAAAGGCAAGTGAAACTAAAGTTGTAGATCAAGATGAGTTGACGAAAGCAAAAGAGGTTATGGGTGAAAACAAGTTCAAGCAAGAGTTTGAATGTGATTGGATTGCAAACATCGAAGGTTCTATTTATGGCAAGACTTTGGCAAAAATGGAGAACCAAAGACAGATAACTAGAGTTCCATACGACCCTAGTCTTCCTGTAAATACCGCATGGGATTTAGGAGTATCAGATCATTCAGCTATAATATTTTTTCAACAACTAGGAAGATCAATCAATATAATAGATTATCATGAGGAACGGGGACAAGGTATGCCTCACTTTATAGAGCTAGTAAAAAACAAAGAGTATATCTACAAGGATCACTTTGCTCCGCATGATATAGAAGTTACTGATTTTAGTAATGGTAAAACTAGAAGAGAGGTAGCCTATCAGCTTGGAATAAGATTTAAGGTTGTACCAAAGCTCCCACTAGAAGACGGAATACACGCAACCACAATGACTTTGCCTAGATGTTGGATTGATGTAGATCATTGCAAAAAGCTCATAGATGCGTTAAGACATTACCACAGGAAGTATTTGGATAAAAATCGAATGTTTAGATCAAAGCCGGTACATGACTGGAGTTCACACGCTTGTGATGCCTTGCGTTACATGAGTATTGGACTAACTGAAATTAATAATAGACAAACTGCTCCGCAAGTTGTAGCAGATAATAGTTATAGGATATTATAAATTATGGGATCATTATTTTCACCAAAAATGCCACCACTACCACCAGTTCAACCTTTGCCTGAACCACCCAAAGCAGAAGTGTCAGCAGAGGAAAAAGAAAGATTAGCTTCTGAAAGAGCTGCTCTTGAAAGAAGAAGACGAGGTAGAAAATCAACCATTCTTACTTCACCTCTTGGAGATCAAACAGAGGCTGAAACAGAAAAGAAAACTTTACTAGGATATTAACATGGGAAGACCAAGACGACCATCACCCCCACCACCTCCACCGCCACCACCACCAAGACCCGCACCGGTGAAGGTGATGACACCTACAGCAAGTGAAGTAGATCAATCAGGAGATGCTTATGCTGTAAGAACTAAAAGAAGAGGTAGATCACAAACTATACTTACTGGACCAGAGGGAGTACAAGACGATCAAAACTTTACACTAGGTCGAAGAAGTTTATTAGGAAGATAAATGGCACAAACAGATTTAACAAAAGATTTACAGAGAAGGTTTAACAAACTTCGAGGTCAGCGTTCTTATTGGGAAACGCATTGGCAAGAAGTTGCAGATTACATGATGCCTAGAAAAGCAGATGTAACTAAAAGAAGATCAAAAGGAGATAAAAGAACAGAGTTAATTTTTGATAGTACACCTTTACAAGCTGTAGAACTTTTATCAGCATCACTACATGGAATGTTGACTAACCCTTCTACACCTTGGTTTTCACTTAAATACAAAGATGATGGATTAGGTGAAGACGATGATGCAAAACTTTGGTTAGAAGGAGCAACCAATGTTATGTATTCTGTATTCAATAGCACAAATTTTCAACAAGAAATATTTGAATTATATCATGATCTAATTACATTTGGTACAGCAGCTATGTTTGTTGAAGAAGATGATGAAGATGTTTTAAAATTTTCAACAAGACATATCAATG